CGGGTACTCGCCCTACTACCGGCTATACCAAAATCCCGGAAGTAAAGTCCATGCCCAGCTTCAATCCCAGCCCCAACACCATTGACTCCACCACCCTGGAGGAGACCGAGTACATGACCTACGTCCAGGGCCTCAAGGACCTGGGCGGCGCTCTGGAGTATGGCGCTAACCTGACCGAGGACCTGATCGACGCTTGGGATACCCTTATGGGCTCCTATGACGGCGCTATTGATGAAGGAAAGCAAGTGTGGTTTGCGGTGGTTCATCCGCAGCTGGCAGATGCTACTTACTTCGTTGGCACCCCGGCCCCCCTTGGCCTGAACGAGGCAAGCGTCGGCTCCATGCTGGAAACCACGCTTTATATCACGCCAAATAGTGCCCCTGTGATGGCGGCAAAACCCACCGAGGGACCCTGATTAACAATCTTTAGGAGGCATACAAATGAGCGAAAAGACCATTGATATTCAGGACATCGTAAAGCCTGCCCGCCTGACTGATGATAAGACCGGGCAAGTTTATGTCCTGGATTTTTCTCGTGAGAGTATTGTATTTGCTGAACGTAACAAATTCAAGCTGGAAGATGCCATTGAGTATCCTGTTACTGGCATGAGGGACCTGTTCTACTATGCGTTCCGCAAGAACCACCGGAATATCTCTAGGGAAAAGACAGACAAGTTGATCGAAAAGTGGGGCGGCGGCATCCCGGAGGAACTGGTCAAGCGGCTTATCCAGTTATACCAACAGGCCCTTGCGTCCAATTCTATCGTTGTTGACGAGGACGCCGCAAAAAACTCCGGACTGACTCTGGAGCTGTAAAGGGTCCGGAGTCATTTGAAGAACTGTTCGTGCGTGACTGTTCGTATTATCTCTCTATCGGTATGACATGGGAGCAATACTGGAACGGAGACGTGTGGATGGTGAACATTTATAGGGAGGCTGATAGACGTCGTATGGAGCGAACAAATGCGGAGTCCCATTTGATGGGAATGTACATTTATGAGGCTTTGTGCGACGTCTCCCCCATTCTTCATGCTTTTGCCAAAAATGGTGCAAAACCGATAGAGTATCGAACGGAGCCATATCCTTTGTTTGGGAAAGATAAGCCCAAAGAGAAATCTGAACAGCAGGAAGAGCGGGACGCATTGTTTGCAAAGGCGTATATGAGCCAGATGGTAAGGGCCGGAAAGAGCTGGGGGAAGAAATAGCGTCCCCGTTGCACCTTGAAAACTTCATAGAGATAGCGGAAACCTCGATACGCCAAGAAATAAAACGACCCTCCGCCTATTCCTAAGCGGAGGGCGATTATTAAATTTCAGAACTTAAAATCTGAGGTTGAGTAATCATCAAACATGATGTTCCCACTTGCATGTATATCTTCTACTACTTCTGGCAATTCATCAAATCTGACCTCAACAAGATTTTCTTGATTTGCTGATATTGAATGGCTTGTGATATGTCCACTATCAACCCCATTTACATGCAAGTCAAAAAATCCAATTGTTAGATTTTGGCCCGTTTTATTGACAACAGAAAAAACTATTGCAGATTTTGGAACATCCAGATTATCAGCGGCATACACCGTTTCATACTCCACTACACCATTATATACTATAGAAATTTTATTGTCACTATACAAAGTATCGCCAATATTTAAGTCTCTTCTCTGACTTAATTCTTCATCTAATTCCTTTTGAGCATCCTGTTTAGTGGAGTCTACATCTTCTTTTGTTATAACAACAAGTTCACTTTTGTCATTCATGGTATCACAAAAAGCTATATCATCTCCGCTTTTGTATTCCTGGATTTGAATAGAAGTTTGGAAATTTTTCTCATCTGATGGACAATTGAAGATAACTGTCCCAAGGCATTTATACACAGATTGATTATTCTCGCAAATAATTTCAATCAATCGATCTACATCAATTGCACATACACTCGGGTCGTCCTGTCTTGCGTTCTCTCCGACAAAAGATATTTCTAAGTTATAGTAGTTACCCGTTTCATTGATTGACTCAATATCGACACGAAAACTTCTATTTTGCAAAAATGCGTTTTTCACATCTTCCGTGCTTGCAATTTCTGGATTGTTAGAATCTGATATATCATGATATTCATGTTCAGTACTCTCGCCACATGACGTTAACCCGATAATCATTAAAAAGGCAAATAGTACAGGAAAAAATTTCTTCATTTTAATCGCCCCCCTCATTATATGATACATCACACAACGGAAGGAAATCAATCAAAATCTTCGCTATCTCTATGAAGTTTGAGGTAGCGGAATTTGCAGTTTTAGTGCCAAGTGCTTTATTGCCAAGTGCCAATATAGAAAGGTGGTGGCAATATGGCCGTAGATATTGATAGCCTGCAAATTGAAATCGAGGCGACGTCCAGTGATGCAGCAAAGAAGATCGAGGCGCTTACTACTGCATTGACCGGGTTAAAAACCGCGGCTAAAGGAGGGGCGGGGCTTACAACCACCACAAAGCAGTTAAAGGCACTTTCGGAAGCAGCAAAGCTAATCAATGGCGCAAATCTGAATAGTGGAAAAATAAAAGAGTTCACGGCTGCAATGAATAGCTTGGCTGGTATCCAAAAAGCAAGCGGCCTTTCCTCCGCGATCAACGCACTAAAGAAACTTCCTGAGATTAGTGCGTCGCTCGAAAAGACAGACCTTGGTAAATTCGCAAAGCAGATGGAGCAGGTGGCCGCTGCTGTGCGGCCGCTAGCGACAGAAATGCAGAAGGTATCCAATGGATTTTCAGCATTTCCGATCAGAATTCAGAGGCTTATTCAGAGCAACGCAAGTCTGACGGCATCAAATAGCAGAGCGGCAAGAAGTTTTGGTGTTCTTGGAACTGGCATCAGTTCTGCGGCAGCTAAATTTAGTATCTATTATTTAGCATTTAAGCGACTTGCCGATGTTATTTCCGGCTGGATAAAGTCGGCTAATGACTACGTCGAGACAGTCAATTTGTTTCAGGTCTCCATGGGTGAGTTTTATGACGAAGCCTATAACTATGCCATGCTGGTCAATGACCGACTTGGCATCGACCCCGAAGAGTGGATGCGTGCGCAAGGCGTGTTCATGTCTATGGCAAACGGTTTTGGGTTAGCACGGCAACAAGCTTATGACCTAAGCGAGGGCTTGACAGAACTGGCCTATGACCTGAGTTCTCTGTATAACGAGGACACAGAACAGTCGGTCTTACGTTTGCAGTCTGCCCTTGCTGGCGAAATTGAGCCTATCCGTCGCTTAGGTATTTCGATTAGTCAGGCCACCTTACAGGAATATGCGCTTGCTCATGGCATTGATGAAAGCGTTATGTCTATGACAGAACAGGAAAAGGCATTACTGCGGAGTCTGGTTCTGATGGAGGGGGCCTCCCGGATCGGGGCTATTGGAGATTTCGCAAAAACCTTGGAATCCCCCGCAAATGCTATGAGAGTGCTGCGCCAGCAAATTACTCAGCTTGGTCGAGCGATTGGCACGGTGTTTGTCCCTACCCTCATTCAGGTAATCCCCTGGGTTCAAGCATTTGTTGAGATATTGACGGAGGCAATTCAGCGGTTTGCTGTTCTGGTCGGATTTGAAATGCCGGAATGGGAGACCAATGATTGGGGAGAAGATATCAAAGAAAATGCTGACTCCGCTGCTGATTCCGTTGGCGATACAACTGACGAATTAAAAAAGCTAAAGCAACAGCTTTTAGGAATCGATGAACTAAATATCATCGGGGCATCCAACGAAATCAAATTGGATACTGGAGAAACCGGAAAATGGACCGACGATCTTGAAATCCCGGATATTTGGGACAAAACCGCCCTTGATGCGTTAAAAAAGCAAGTGGACGAAATCAAACCTGTTTTGAAAGACTTACTTGACAACTATATCATTCCCATCGGTTCTGCACTGCTTGCGTGGAGAATTGCAAGGACGTTGTTTACAGATATCGGCCGCCTTAAGGCTTTGCTAGGCGGGTTGATGTTCACGGTAGGTATTTCTTTGCTAATTGACAGTGTAAAAGACATTCTTTTTGGGGATGGACTAACATGGGAAAACATCCTAAAAGGCGCAGCTGGAGGAGCACTTGCCGGGGCTGGACTTGGCCTGCTTTTGGCTAAGAAACTTGGTCTCACTTGGGCTGGTGGAATGCTGCTTGGAGCTGTTGTCGGTCTTGGACTTTCCTTGATGGTCATGTCCATTGCCTCTCAAATCAAAGACGGACTGAACTTTGGGAATGTTCTTTTAGGTGCTATTGGCGGTGCATTGGCTGGAGGGGCGCTTGGCGGATACTTTGCATTCAGAAAAAATCTAAATCCTGCGCAAGGGGTTCTTGGTGGCATAATTGCAGGAATTGGCGTGTCTCTCTTGATTTCGTCTATCACGTCGATTCTTCAAGATGGTCTTAACATTGGAAATGGGATTCATTGGAGGAGCTTTGGCTGGATTTGGCATCGGCGCAGTCATTGCTGGGGGAGCTGGAGCCGCTTTTGGGCTAGTAATCGGAGTCGGATTGTCTCTTGTGATTATGGGAATTACTGCGCAGATTAAAGAAGGCGCTGCAACCCTTTCTGGTGGACTGATGACAATACTCGGGTCTGTATTAGCTGGTGCGGGAATTGGCTCCGTTGTCCCTGTTATCGGTACTGCCGCTGGTGCCGTTATCGGACTTGGTGTTGGCATTGTTCTCGAAATTGTTGGTGTTGAAGCGGCAGCAAATGCGGCGTATGCGGCATCGGAAGATTTTGCAATCATGGCGGACATTCTTGACCGTTGCACAGAAGCGTCCGAACGCACAGACCAAGCGTTTACCAATATGAAAAATCGTTTAGAAGATTTTGATTCGTCTATTGCTGATTTTCAAGTTGCCAGACAGCTTGCGGACGAAATTTATGCCATTAACGATAATGCAAATGCATCGGCTTACGAATTAGATCAAATGGCGGTAAAGGTTCAAGTTCTGAACGATTTGAACATTGATGGGCTACATTTGGAAATTGATGAAACAACACAAAAAGTTAAAGGAAGTAAAGCCGCTGTTGACGAGCTGATTGATTCTTTGGAGCGAGAGGCCAAAATGGAGGCCCTACGAGAAATGCTTGTTGAGAGTTATAAAGAGCAATATCAGGCAATGCGTGATATGCAACAGGCGGCAAAGGATTATGATGCGGCCGCAGAAGCATTAAATAACACACAAAAAGAACTCAACGAAACAGACATTTTCAGTTGGGGGAAAGCCAGAGAACTTGTCGCTGCAAGAGAGAAAGAAACCGAAGCGGCAAAAGCCGCACAGGAAACATACATGCAATCGGTTCAGCTATACAGTGATCTTCAAAGTGAAACTCAAGGTCTTACAGATTCTATTATTGGGTTAAAGCAAGAAGAATCTGGAGTTGGAGATGCTGGTATTGATGGAATGGAAGATTTGAAAACGGAAATCAATCATTTTAGCCAATCTATTGATATGAGCCAGTTTGAAAATCTAGGAAAGCAAATGGCAGATAACATGTATAAGGGCTTCACCAGTTCTGGCCTGCTGCAAGATGCCATCAAAAATCTCGGGAATGGCGCATCGTATAGTTCGGAAAATTCTTCCTCCCGTTCGGCCAACAGCTATTCTGTTCAGGATATCACTGCATACGCGTCCGGCGGCTTCCCCGAGCATGGGCAAATGTTCATTGCCCGTGAGAATGGACCTGAGTTAGTTGGTCAAATAGGCAACCGAGCAGCAGTGGCGAACAATGACCAAATCGTTGACGGTATCGCTTCTGCTAATACCGGAGTCATCAATGCGGTCATGGCAATCGGTGCAATGATTACTAAGGCAGTCAACGATAAAGATACAACAGTTTCTCTGGATGGCCGTCAGGTGTCGAGGAGCCTGTACAAATACAACCAACAGACGCAGCGAGAAAAGGGCGATCCCATTACATGAAAGGCAGGATAAAACGTGACATTGACTGTAAACGGAACGGATTTGACGCCTTACATTGCGTTCGGCGGCGTGCAGTGGCAAAGGGCTGATGTAGACGGCCCAAATGCCACACGCTCAATCGATGATGCGTTTCTTACGAGAGATCGGATAGCCATAAAATATCGATTGGATATTACTTGCCGCCCATTGACGCTAGAAGAAGCAAGTCTCGTTCTCTCCTCTATTCTGCCCGAGTATGTCACAGTTACATACACAGACCCTATGGAGGGCGGAGATGTAACAAAGCAAATGTATTCAAACAACATCCCCGCCCAATTCCTAATCAAGACCAGAAATGGGAAAGAGCTATGGGGTGGAATCACATTCCCTCTGATTGAAAGGTAAAGAAATGGCAGTTAATCGAATTCTCGTTGGTGATATAGAAATAACGGGGATTTATAATCTGACGTCTGGAAACGTCAATTTAACTACTTCTCTTTTAAACGATGTCCTAGAAATGGACACGCTTGATTGTGACTTTAATAGTCAACTGGATAGTTCTACAATCTTGGCTACCATTGGGGAAAAGGTGGTTTACTACCATGGAGATCAGCAAAGACAAATCCTCTATGTAGATAGTATCAAACGAACTGGGCCTAGTTCCTATCATCTGTATGCGATATCAGCGGTATCTAAGCTAGACACTATGCTTCATCCCGGCGGAATTTACACCGGACAGACCGCGGAATCAATCATAAAGAATATTTGC